CGTGATGCGGTCAAACGTAAAGCGTCATGGACTAGACCGACAATGTTACCTTCCCCAGAGCCACGCGATGGTATTACCTTCCGTTGGATCCGCACATCTACATTGGGAAATACGGATAACACTAACGTCTCTTCCAGATTTCGTGAGGGATGGACGCCAGTTCGTAAAGAGGATCATCCAGACCTTCACATTGTGTCTGATATAGATTCAAGATTCCAAGACGGTATTGAGGTAGGGGGTTTACTGTTATGTCAACTTGCTACTGAACAGGTCGAGGCTAGGGTTGAAGCTCAGCTACAGGCGGCTCAAAGCCAAATGGATGCTGTCGATAACTCGTATCTAAAACAATCAGACCCTCGTATGCCCGTTCTAAATCCAGAGCGGAGTACACGATCTTCATTTGGCAAGTAACCCTTTTGGGGAGCTTGTCGTAACTTAAACTCTAGGAGTATGAGAAAATGGCTACTACAGCAGCTCCCTACGGCTTAAAACCTGTGCGTCGCGCAGATGGAATGCCGTATGCTGGTGCGACTAATCAGTATCTCATTGACCCCGCTGGAGAAGCAACAAACCTGTTTTACGGGCAAGTTGTTATCATTGGGGCCGATGGTTACATCGCACTCGCAACTGGTTCAGGTTCAGACCTGACATCTAACAGCATCTCAGGAACATCTGGCGTTGGCGCTATCGGCGTTTTCGTTGGCTGTGAGTATGTAAATTCTTCAGGCCAAACGGTCCAAGCACAGTATTACCCAACTGGAACTTCCAACGGTGATGCTATTAAGGCGTATGTTGTTGACGATCCAAACGTACTATTCCAAGCACAGCTTGATAGCACAGGAGCGCAAACAATCATCGGTACAAACACATTCTTTGCAGCAGCGCAGTCTACCTCAACTGGTAACACCACGACAGGTAACTCTACATCTGCATTGGACGCTACGGTGAAGACTGCCGCAGCGGCGTTCCGTATTGTTTCACATGTGTCAGATGCTGCTGATGCGTTCCCAGATGTACTTGTAAAGTTCAATCCGGGCGCTCACCAGATGACCAATAACGTAGGCTTATAAGGAGGTTAAATCATGGCTATTTCACGCGCCCAGCTCCTTAAAGAGCTATTACCGGGTCTGAATGCATTGTTTGGTTTGGAGTACGGCAAGTACGAAGACGAACATGCTGAGATCTATGAAACTGAAACTTCAGAGCGTAGCTTTGAAGAGGAAGTTAAATTATCAGGTTTTGGAGCCGCCCCTGTGAAAGCAGAAGGTGCTTCAATTTCTTATGACAACGCACAGGAATCATTCACTGCGCGTTACAATCATGAGACAGTCGCAATGGGCTTTTCTATCACAGAAGAGGCTATGGAAGACAATCTGTATGATTCGCTTTCTGCTCGTTATACCAAAGCTCTTGCTCGCGGTATGGCATACACAAAGCAAACAAAGGCTGCTTCTTTGTTGAACACAGGCTTCACCACCTTTAACTCAGGTGATGGCGTTACTTTGTTTAGCACAGCGCACCCAACCGTTGAGGGCACCACTAACGCTAACCGCCCTGCAACTGATGCTGACTTGAATGAAACTTCACTTGAGCAAGCTGTTATTGATATTGCCGCGTACACTGATGAACGTGGCTTGTTGATTGCTGCTCGCCCTCGCAAGTTGATCATTCCACCAGCATTGATGTTTGTTGCAACTCGCTTGTTGGAAACAACTCTGCGTGTTGGTACAGCAGATAATGATATCAACGCACTTAACTCAAACGGGTCTATCCCAGAGGGTTATGCGGTGAACCACTATCTGACAGACAATGATGCCTTCTTCATCACAACTGATGTGCCTAACGGTATGAAGCACTTTGTCCGTACCGCTATGCAAACAGGCATGGATGGTGACTTTGACACTGGTAACGTGCGCTACAAAGCGCGTGAGCGTTACAGCTTTGGTGTATCAGATCCATTGGGAATCTACGGTTCTCGCGGAGCATAATAGTTCAATAGAACTTTTATCGGTAAAGGGGTGGCGAAAGTTGCCCCTTTATTTTTTTTGTTTCTATGTTAATATCTTCACATCCCTGACAGGCACATGGTGTGTCTGACTAACCCAGACAGGAGATCGACATGGGTACTACTACTTTTTCTGGTCCTATACGGGCTGGCAACATCCGCAACACAACGGGCACTACTGTTGGGTCAGACATAGCAAACGTAGGTTATGTTGTAATGACTCAACAACATGTAATGGATATTTCTGGCGGCGCTGTCGCAGCAGAGGCTACAAATGTAGTAATCCCTGCCAACTCAAAAATCGTAGACATCATCATTGATTTAGAAGTGGCTGCTAATACTACGACAAATATTAGTGTTGGTGATACCGTAGGCGGTGCAGCGACTCTAGTTAATGCTGTTGCTTCTGGAACTACTGTAGGTATTAAGGCGTTAGGCGCTTCTGGCGGTGGTACACTTACATGGAAAAACACTGGTACATCTGATTTGAAATTAACTGCTACCTCAAGTGCAGGTACAAATGCGGGATCAGTTGTTATAACAGTGATGTATGCTCAAGCGTTTAATACGGCTGTTCAGCCGTAAGGAGGCCTAGATGGCTGGTCAAGAAGTACGGGCATTTAATGTCTCAACATCAGGGTTTAGTGCAGGGGTTGTTGGCCCCGCACGAAGTCGCATACAGGGCATCTTGGTGTATGCCACTAACATCACAGCCTTTACCATTAAGAATGGCTCTGCATCAGGAGCCACTCTGCTGGACTTAACTCTTCCAGCGGGATGGAACGATGTGTTTCTTCCTAATGATGGAATCCTTGCCGACAATGGTGCGTATGTTTCTGCATTATCTGGCACAGGTTCAGTGATAACTTTATTACTGGAGTAATATTGTGGCTGAGAAAAAGGCTAAATCAAAAAAAGATCCTCGCCTAGCAAGGGCGGGGGTTTCTGGATTTAACAAGCCTAAGCGCACACCAAGTCACCCAAAGAAGTCGCATGTTGTTGTGGCTAAAGAGGGAGAGAAGGTTAAGACAATTAGGTTTGGAGAGCAGGGCGCTAAGACAGCAGGGAAACCAAAAGCTGGCGAAGGCGACAAAATGAAAAAGAAACGTGCAAGCTTTAAGGCCCGTCATGGTAAGAACATCAAGAAGGGCAAGATGAGTGCTGCATACTGGGCTGATAAGGTGAAGTGGTAATGGCTATCTCGCGTTCTCAGATGGGCAGTCAACTTGTAGGGAACAGAGTTTCCACGGGTGACGATTCTAAAGACCTTGAGATTATTCGCATGGGTAAGGGCGGCAAAACAAAAAGCCGTGTCAATGAGGCTGGAAACTATACAAAGCCAACTATGCGGAAGAATTTGTTTAACAAGATCAAATCTGGCGGCAAAGGCGGCAAGCCGGGTCAGTGGTCGGCAAGAAAAGCCCAAATGCTTGCTAAGCAATATAAAGCTAAGGGTGGGGGCTATAGGGGTTAATGGCGCTCAAGAAGTCACAGAAAAGCTTAAAGTCTTGGACAAAGCAGAAGTGGCGAACAAAGTCTGGCAAGCCATCGACGCAAGGGAGCAAGGCTACAGGCGAGCGATATCTTCCTGAGAAGGCCATCAAGTCTTTGACGTCTGCGGAGTACGCCGCTACTACGAAGAAGAAACGCGAGGCCACCAAGAAGGGCAAGCAGGTTGCCAAGCAGCCTAAAAAAATTGCAAAGAAAACCAAACGGTTTAGGAGCGTAGTGACATAATGGCTGTAGTAACCCCAGACATGCCAGAGATTTTTGAGGAAGCTTTTGAAAGGGCTGGCCTTGAGATGCGTACTGGATACGACCTTAAAACCGCACGAAGAAGTCTGAACCTTTTAACATTGGAGTGGCAGAACCGTGGTCTTAATCTCTTCACTATCGAAGCGGGTACGCTCGCTGTTACAGCGGGTACGGCAACGTATACCCTTCCTACGGACACAATCGACATCATCGAACATCAAATTCGTACTGGAACGGGCACAAACCAAATCGACACGGCGCTCGAAAGGGTCAGTGTCGCAACCTACGCGCAGCAAACAAACAAAAACACGCAAGGTAGGCCGACCCAGATCTACGTCCAAAGGCTCCCGACAGAAACAAAAGTAACCCTGTGGCCTGTCCCAGATAATACTACAGCCTATACAATATCATATTTTAGGTTGAAGGGTATTGATGGTTTGTCATCTGGAGTTGGGGCAGCGATATCTTCTGTACCGCCTCGATTTGTGCCCTGCTTGGTTGCAGGCATGGCATATTACATTGCGATGAAAAAGAATCCTCAGATGGCAGCTAACCTGAAACAAGAGTATGAGTTTCAGTTCCAACTTGCTGCTGGTGAGGATGAAGAAACAGCATCAATTAAGTTCGTTCCGTTCAACACATTTATGATGGGTGCCTGATGAGTTACGCTAGAGGCAAATATGCTTTTGGTTACTGCGATAGAACAGGGTTTAGATATCCTTTGGCCGATCTTGTTCCTGAGTTTAGCAATGGCGTAAAGACTGGATTTCTGGTTGGGCGTGATGTTGTTGACCCAGATCAACCACAAAACTTCTTGGGCAGAGTTAAAATAAATGACCCTCAGTCTTTGAGGAATCCAAGGCCAGACACATCCTTAGAAGAGAGTCGTGGTCTATTTGGGTTTAATCCTGTTTGGAACGACCTTCAGTTTATGCAGGCTGAAGTTGGCACTGTTACTATCAACATAACTTAGGAGTTGAAGCGATGATGAAGAAGAAGGGTTACAAGAAAGGCGGCGTAACCAAGAAGATGGCTGGCGGCGCAATGAAAACGAAAAAGCCTGTGGCAATGAAATCAGGTGGAAAGATGCCTATGGTCAAAAAAAATGGGAAGAGTGTCCCAGCATTTGCGGCTGATGGTGTGGGCAAAATGAAAAAGGGTGGCGTTGCCAAGAAGATGATGGGTGGCGCTATGAAGAAAAAGGGCTACGCAAAAGGCGGAGCTATGAAGAAAAAAGGTTATGCTAAGGGTGGTGTAGCTAAAAAAATGTCTGGCGGCACAATGGCAAGAGGTAGTGGTGCAGCTAAACCGCAGAGGTTCCGCAAAAACGGATAGATTTAATTTGGGGGGAAATTAATTGGCGTATTTGCAGAGCAACATACCGCACTTCAAGTGTTGGGTTCGCCGTGAGTATACTCACAATCATGAACAATACCACGGCGAGTTCTTACATGCGATGGCAATAGCGGTAACGACAATGCCAAATAGATGCTTGAGCTTTCAAGTTATCTTTACGGGATGTGAGGCAGATGAAGAAGGGGATGAGAATGTACACGGTGGCGCAATGTGGGCGAGAATGCCTATAACCGCTCTTGTAGCCGATGAGCCGCTCAATGAGTGGCCTTCTGCTATGGCTGTGCATGATGCCCAGCCTTGGGACTGTTCGTCCTACAATCACGCTGTGTATGTCTTAGACAGGGCAACACCGTGCCCTTGGCTGGCAAAGATAGATGGTAATATGTACCCTGCAAAGTATATGTTCACTGTTGATTACTCTGAGAGCGAGATAGCAGATGATCCAGCGCAGCATAAGCAAAGTCATGTCATGCAGCTTCTAGATGCTGGGGAATGGACTGGTAATGTGGTGGCGCTGCCTAACAATCGTGTAAGGGTTACTCACCCTGCATGGTTCGAGACTGGCACTGGTGCCCCAGACTTCAAGCCATCTCAACATATACACTATTCAAAATCTGATTTAGACTATACTATGGATGTCAACAAAATATTCGATAACCTGTACCAAGAGGAATAAGTTCAAATGAACTATTCAGAACTGACGCAAGCGATCAAAGACTATACGGAAAACACAGAGAGTACCTTTGTGACTAATATCCCTAACTTTGTGCGTCAGGCTGAAGAGCGGATTTTTAGAGATATCACCATTCCAGAGCTACGCAGGAACGTCACAGGCAATGTAAATGCTGGCAATAAGTATGTTGCGAGACCTGATGACTTTCTAGCCACGTTCTCTTTGGCTATTATAAATGGCACAACCTACACTTACCTTTTAGACAAAGAGGTAAACTTTGTACGGGAGGCCTACCCTGATACCACGGTGCAGGGATTGCCACAGTATTACGCAATATTTGATGGGGATACCGCTACAGGTAATGGCAACTTCTTGCTTGGCCCTACGCCTGATGCAGCATACGACTTGGAGTTGCATTACTATTATGATCCACCCTCTATTGTTACCTCTAATACATCTTGGCTTGGCGACAATGCGGAAGCGACATTGCTTTACGGATCTCTTATAGAGGCGTATACGTTCATGAAGGGCGAAGGCGATATGGTTCAGTTGTATAACGAAAGATATTCATCAGCCCTTATTAATATGGCTTCTTTGGGTGCCAAGTTGAGAACTGATACATACAGGCAACCCGCCGCGTAGGAGATAGGGTATGGCAATAATCCAAACAACATGTACGTCTTTTAAGCTTCAGCTTTTAAAAGCAGAGCATGATTTTGACGTACATACTTTTAAGATAGCCCTGTATTCCAGTTCAGCATCCTTGGGTGCAGATACCACAGTTTACGCCACGGCGAACGAAGTAACCAATACTAGCGGAACTGCTTATAGTGCGGGGGGGAAGCAGCTAACCATTACATCTACATTTCCAAAGACCTCTGGCACGACTGCTATTGTGGACTTTGACAATATTTCATGGACTGACGCAAGCTTTACAGCAAGGGGGGCGCTGATCTATAACGCAAGTGCTTCCAATAAAGCCGTTGCTGTGTTAGACTTTGGAAGCGACAGGGTTGCTAGTGATAGTACCTTTGAAATACAATTCCCCGTAGCGGATGCCACATCTGCTATAATTCGCATAGCATGATAGGAGTTATCTAAATGGCGAGCTTTAACAAAGTAAACGATTTTGTGGTAAACGCAGTCCACAACATGGATCTAGCAAGCGATCAGCTTGCTGTGGCCTTAACAAATACTGCGCCGGGAAGTGAATCAAGCAACCCAACCGCAGATGGTAATGGTATTGTTGGTAATCTTACCCAGATCAGCTACAGCAATGTATCTTCCCGCAATCTTACGACAAGCTCATCATCACAGTCTGGTGGTGTATATAAGTTGGTTGTTGCAGATCTTACGCTCACTGCCTCTGGTACGGTTGGTCCATTCCGTTACATTTATATTTTTGATGATACGGTTAGCTCTCCAGCAGATCCAATCATTGGGTACTATGACTATGGCACTTCATTGACGCTGAACAACGGTGATACCTTCACCTTAGACTTCAGCCCAAGCAATGGTGTCATTCAACTAACATAAGGCAGTATCATGGCGAAGCTCTTTAACAGGGCCAAGATGACAACCAGTACCACGGGTACTGGCACAATCACACTTGGCAGTGCGTCTACGGGGTTTCAGAGTTTCGCAGATGCTGGGGTTAGTAACGGTGACGTAGTACAGTACGTCATCGAAGAAACAACTAACTTTGAAATAGGAACTGGCACATACACGGCCTCTGGCACAACCCTTACAAGGAACGTGCAAGAGAGTTCAAACTCTGATAATGCCATCAGCCTCGCGGGGAATGCTGTTGTCTTTATCAGTGCGGTAGCCAGTGACTTAAATATCTTGCAGAACGCAGGTTCTACCAAGGTTGCGGCTACATCTTCTGGCGCTACAGTTACGGGTAACTTGGCTGTAACGGGCACCGTAGATGGACGCGATATCGCAACTGACGGTACGAAGCTAGATACCGTAGAAACAAATGCTGACGTAACAGATAGCGGAAATGTGGGATCTTCTCTTACAGATTTCGCTACGGGTACAGACGCAGGTTCTTCCGACCTTATTCCTGTTTATGATGTAAGTGCTTCTGCTTGGGAAAAGCAGACTATCGCCAATGCAGCGTTGCAAGGTCCGACTGGACCAACTGGCCCCACGGGATCAACTGGCCCGACAGGTCCAAACGGACCGACTGGCCCCAATGGCCCTCAAGGCCAAAAAGGACAGAAGGGTGAGGTCGGTGCAACAGGTGCTAGAGGTCCAACGGGTCCAACTGGCCCACAAGGACAGAAGGGCCAGAAGGGCGAGGTTGGTGCTACAGGCGCTAGGGGGCCTACTGGCGCTACAGGACCGACAGGCCCACAAGGTCAAAAGGGTCAAAAGGGTGAAGTGGGTGCCACTGGCCCGACTGGTGCGCGTGGTCCAACTGGTCCAACTGGTCCTACTGGTGGGACTGGTCCTACTGGCCCACAAGGACAGAAAGGACAGAAGGGTCAAAAAGGCCAAACAGGTGCTACAGGGCCTACAGGAGCTACAGGTTCTCGCGGTCCAACTGGGGCGCAGGGTCCGGCAGGTCCAACGGGTCCTACTGGCCCACAAGGGCAAAAGGGGCAAAAAGGCCAAACGGGTTCCACGGGTCCAACGGGTCCAACGGGTTCCAGAGGCCCAACTGGACCAACGGGCGCTAGAGGCCCAACTGGCCCAACTGGCGCAAGGGGTCCAACTGGTCCAGCGGGAACCCCTTCTTCTAGCTTTGGGACGGTTGGCTCCTATACAATTAGTGCAAGAAAGAGTGGGAACAGTAACCTTACTGTAGGTAGCACCACGGCAGGTTCTGGACTTGGA